CAATTTTAATATCGCTTTTAGTCCCTACAAAAAAAACTTCTCTTTCTTCTATTTCGCAATTATTATTTAATTGCTCAAACCAATATTTGACTGTTTCTTGTAAATTATTTGTTTCGCGTGAAAGGTCTAAACACAGTAGAACTATTTTGGCATTTTTATAATACATAGGCAGTAAACTTCTATATTTTTCTTGACCAGCGGTATCCCAAATATCCAAAGATACGTCGACCTCATTAATTTTTAATTTTTTTGAATTAAAAGCACATCCTACAGTAGTTACGGATTTTTCTGTAAACTTGTTATCAACAAATCTTTTTAATAAAGACGACTTCCCTGTATTTTCATCCCCCAAAAGAACGCATTTTAAACGAATGATTTCACGGTTCATTTATTAAATTATACATATATTTTAATAATTAAAATTTTGATATAAGAAATATATAAATAATATATTTCAGTTAATGGAGATTTTAATAAAAAATGTTAATGATATATTAGATACTATCGTAGGCAAATATGACTTAAAATTAAACTCATTAGTAGATTATGTGTTTATTTTAGTAAGTAACTATTATGATAAAAAATTTTCCAAAAAATATATTTTCAAAGATATTATAAAACAAATAATATGCGAGTCATATCCTAATTTATGCGGAGATAGATATAACAATTTTATAGTCAACGATAATAGTCATCTAGTAGATTATTTAAAAACCATACCCCAATTTGAACAAAGGACCCCTGGATGGTTTAAAATGAAAGAAAATAGTGTTGGAGCAAGCGAAAATGCAATTATATTTGGTAAAAGTGTGTTTTCTAACCGAAGGAAATTACTTTTAAAAAAGAGCGGATTTAAAGAAAAGTGGATTCCCAATCCAGCATGTACGCACGGAACAAAGTATGAGCCTATCGTGCAGCTATTATATCAAAACAAAAATATGGTTGAATTGTTTGAATTCGGTAGCTTAGTACATAAAAAATACCCGATGATAAGTGCTTCTCCCGACGGAATAACCACGGAGGGTGTTATGGTTGAAATTAAAGTGCCCTATAGAAGAATAATTACAGGAATACCTCCTATATATTATTGGTTTCAGATGCAACAGCAAATGGAGGTATGTAATCTAGACAGAGTTGATTTTGTCGAATGTAATATAAGTGAATATCTGAATAAAAAAGAGTTTATAAAAGATACGAATAATAAAGAAGACCCTAACGCTTGTATAAACAACGAAGGTAATATTAAAAATGTTATAATTGAGTACTTTAAGAAAAACGATATAGGTGAATTAATAATAGATTGGATTTACCCTGATAAATTTCTCAAAATAGATGAGATTCCTAATTGGGTTTCGGATATAAAAAAACAACTTAAGGAAGGAAATGATACTATATTTTCTAGAGATATTTACTTTAAAATAAATAAGTATTCATCAACCGAGATATGGCGAGATCGGGAATGGTGGTCACTAAATTACAAAGAGTATTTAAAATTCTGGGAAGAAGTAGAACATTATAGAGAAATCGGAAATGAATCGCTAATGCCTAAACCAAGAAAACCTAGAAAAAATAGAGTAAAATATTTAATAGTAGAGGAAGAAGAATATTAAAATTACATAAATTAAAATTACATAAATATTTTATATATTTATTTAAGTAATTGATGTCTGTTAAGATAGGTAATAAATATAAAGTTTTAAAAAAAATAGGCGAAGGTGCTTTTGGTACTGTATATAAGGGCGTTATTAAAGGAACTGATAATATAGTAGCCATTAAAATAGAAAGCAAAGAAAGTAAAACCATTAATAGATTAAAACATGAAAGTTTGGTTTATGAGTATTTACGGGATGCTGTTGGATTTCCTACAGTTTACGAATTTCTCGAAAGAAAACATGATTATGTATTTATTATGGAATTTTTAGGGCCTAATTTAGAAGAACTTTTCAAATTTTGTGATAGAAAATTTAGTCTAAAAACAGTTTTAATGATTTCAATACAAATACTCAATCGAATAGAAAAACTCCATAACAGAGGATTTATACACCGGGACATTAAACCTGATAATTTTTTAATAGGCGTGAATGATAAAAAAAAAGGACGTGTTTTTATAATAGACTTTGGGCTTTCGAAAAAATATATAACTAAGACCAAAACACATATACCGTATAATGATAATAAGCATTTCACGGGCTCGTATAGATACTGTTCTATAAGAAATCATAAAGGAATCGAGCAAAGTAGAAGAGATGACTTAGAATCAATAGGTTATATGTTAATTTATTTTTTAACTAAAAAGTTACCTTGGCAGGGTTTAGGTGGGTCAAATAAAAATACGAAGAAAAAGAAAATTTTCGGTGTTAAAAAGAATATCTCCCTGGAACAATTATGTAAAGGTATTCCCAAGGAATTTTTATTGTATATGAAGCATTGTCGATTGTTAAAATTTACTGATAAACCAAATTATAAGTTATTAAAAAAATTATTCATTACATTATTTAAAAAAAAAAATTATTCATTAGACTTTGTTTATGATTGGAATATAATAGCAAGACGCAAAAAACGTTTACAAAAGTAAATTTTTAGTAAATCTAATATAAAAAAATAAATTATGTTTATATAATAGATTTTAATGGGTGGAGGACAATTACAATTAAATTCATATAAAACAAATAACAGTTTTTTAACAGAGAATCCACAAACAACTTTTTTTAAAAAATGTTATCACCAATATAATAATTTTTCAAAATTACAATTTACGTTGGATGTAAATAATATTACACATAAATCATTCGAGTATAATAATACCTATAATATTACAATACCCAAAAACGGAGACCTAATAAAAGAATTTTATATTTCACTTACTTTACCTAAGATTTCGGATCCGTCCGGGTCGGGCACTTTGGCTCATTATAGTGATATAAAGTGGGTGGAAGATATCCAGTTTAAAATAATTAAGTATATTAAATTTAAAATAGGTGGACAACTTATACAAGAATTTAATTCAAATACTCTTTATTTTTATTATAACTTGTTATTATCCAACGAAAAAAAGGCCTTATTTAACTTGGCCACCAATCAAAGTAAGATTAATTGTGCCGACAGCAGCAAATGTTATAATGAACCTGTTAATTTATTAATTCCTATTCCAGTATGGTTTTTTACAGATGCATTTCCAATATCTTGTTTAGAATTTATGGATATGGAAGTGGAATTTGAACTAAATAACTTATCAGATTTAATCCTTGTAAGAGAAAATAATATTGTTAACATTTCTGGAACAACTACAAAAATAAATAAATCTTTTTGGAGGCGTCCTTTGGTTTCGGAATCTAGTTCCCCGAGTAATAGGAATTACAAAGGCTTTATTGATACCGATTATAGATTAGCACCTGAAATTAAAACAAATTATATATTTTTAGAAAAACATGAACTTAAAAAATTTTACGCACATTCAAACCGATACTTAATTGAAATTTATAGAGAAACTTTAGTAAGAGATATTTCTCAGAAGCACGAATATAAGACCGATGGTAAGTTTAAATATAACTATGAAACCCACGGTTCGACTAAAGATGTTATAATAGCTATTAAATCTGATAAAAATACTGCATTTAACCAACATTTTAATTTTACTAATTTAGATAATTTAGAAAAAACTAATACTAATTTATTCCAAAACTTTTTTTTTAAAATAGCCTATGAACAATGGGATGCCAGTGGGGGGGATTTAATAGATTATTTAGAATATTTCGCGAATGATACCGAAGGAACATCTAAAAATCTACCAAGAGCTAAATTTCCTTTAATATACGAACAAGAAGCCATATCTTCGCCAAATAATATTATTATTAGTTATAAATCAGCTTTTAGGAGTAAAGATATTGTAACTTTAAGAGAAAATTGGAATTACCGGTCTGTATATAAAAATTTAATTGAAAATAGTAATCTTATACCTGGGCTTCATCCAGATTTAAATAATTTATCAATACAAAAAAATATCATAGCCGAATTACAGGTGAAATTTAATAAAATGGTTAGGATCGAGCCTAAAACATGTGAATTTTATCAAGAATTGAATTTATTAAAAAATTACCCATCGTGTAGTAAAAATTCAGTTTATATAATTAATTTCGCTAAATTTCCTGAAAAAAAAGAGCCTTCGGGGCAGTGTAATTTTAGCCATATTAATCATGTTTCGTTCGAATTTAAGTTAAATCTTTTACCTAGTGCTACATATGATTTATATATTTATAATAGATATTATAATATTTTAGATCTTTCATCTGGTTCTGCTAAATTAGTTTATTTTAAATAAATGGTTATATCTATTTTGAAATTAAACTGGTGGCTATTTGTAAATGTTTTTATTTAAAAATTTAAATAAAATTATATAATAATATATTTACTAATGACTGGCTCGCTTTTACAGTTAGTGGCTATAGGAAACGAAGATTATTTTTTTACAGGCAATCCACAAATTACATTTTTTAAACAAGTGTATATGAGGCACACCAATTTTTCGATTGAGCGGCTCGAGATACAAAATGAGGGCGAAAGATCCCTTAGTCGGTCAAATGAATATGTGTTTAATATAGACAACGATTATGGAGATTTATTATATTATACAGCATTTCATATTAAATTACCGGAAATATATGCGGACACCGATTATCAGTTTAAGTGGATAGAAAATTTAGGGGGGAATATAATCGACGAAGCGTCTATATTTATTAATAATCAATTAATTGAAAAAATTGATGGTGAATTTATCCATATAAGTAATAATTTGAAACTTAATAACAACTCCAAGGACGTTTATGATAATTGCATAAAGAATTTTGCTAATATTTTTAACCCATGTAACAATAAAGAATATCCTTATTCCAGTACTAAAAAAAATATCAATAATTCGTCCAAATACCCGGTTATTAATAAATATTACTCCGATATCCCAACGATTGAGGCGCAAACATTATTTATTCCCTTGGCCTTTTTTTTTAATAGAATACCCGAATCATTCATACCAATCTTATTACTTAGAGAATCTAAAATCCGGATTAATATAAAATTGAAATCTATTCATGAATTATATACAATAGGATACCCCACCGAAATATTATCATTGGAAGCTGAACTATTTAAATGTGGCGGGTATACTGGTAGTAAAATTTATAAAAAAACTGGTAATAAATACTATAAACATGAAAGCCATTTAAAAAATTCAAAAAAAAGTATTTTGGACTTTGTTAAGGACAAAGACTGTCTAAATGATTGCGACCCAACATTATATTGTTATATAGTTTTTTTAGAAAATTATGAAAAAAACAAATTAAAAAACACACAAATTAAACACTTTATAACTACCCCAAAAAAATACACATTCCGTTCTTTAAAATATAAAGATACCATAAAGATTAATAATAATAATTTGGTAAAAGATGTATATATTGTTCCTAAAAGGTCTGATATAGCAGAACGAAATCAGTGGTCAAACTATACTTCATATGATAATATATATTTTAACCCCTATAAGGTATTAAATAATACCGATTTTTCGGATTTGGCAAAATATTGGATTCATCGCGACTCGAAAGAGATAACACCAGTTGATAGCAATAATAGTAGCTATTTTATGAACCCCGAAATAGTAAAAGGTCTAAAAATTAGACTTAATGGGAATATTATAGAAGATTTAGATAGTTCTAATAATTTTTATAATAAAAACAAATATGAGTCTTTTAAAAATAACTTTTTAAAACACATTATTATGTATAATTTTTCGGAATTTCCACTCGAGTATCAGCCATCCGGTCATATTAATTTAGCAACAGTCGATAATTTTGAAATAGATTTCGAGTTAAAGAAAACCTCTATAGATACAAATAAAAAATATGATTTTGATATAAATATATATCTTATGGTTTATAAGGAAGTTATATTTGATACAAATTTGGCATATACTCTTTAAAATATACATATATACCCAGGTAATATAAGAATAGAATAGCGTAGGGGTCATAAACACTTAGTTTTTCAGGGGTTTTCATTTTTAAAATTAATATCCACCCCAATACTAATACATAATAATTAGTCATTACTTTGGAAACTCTATACCGTGTTAACACGTCCATTGTATACGAATACTATAGTATATATATAATTATATTAGATTTCTGCCTCGTTAACTTTATCGTCGTTTTTTTCTCCTTGGTTTTTTTCTTTAAGTTCTTCTTCTACACATGTATTTATATCTTTTTTATTGGAAAAATTTTTAACAGAATCGCTAGTTTCTTTACGGAATTCTTCGTATCCAGCAGAAACGCTACTATATGCGATATTAAGATAAGAGCCTGTAGCGTTAATTATTTTCGAACAAAATTTCCCTATTTGCTTTCCTACTTCTTTTGATTGGGTATAATTCTCAGGCATTTATTTATATATATATATATTAAATATTTTTATATTATTATAAAGAATTATGTGTATACTATATATATAAAATGGATTACTTTCCCAAAAGTTTTTATTTAATATTAGCGAATATGGTAGCAAATGCACCAGTAGCTACTTTTTGTGGAGGATTATTTTTATTGGAGACTAGTTTGTTATTTTTTTCCGCTTATATAAGGAATTATTGCGAAGATAAAACAATATATGTTATTAGAGGAGTTCCTGGTGTAGGAAAAAAACACCTTATAGCTGATTTAGAAATAGATAATTTAGATGAATTTGCAGTTTGTGATAGAAACCAGTATTTTATAACGAATACTACATATAAATTTAGAGGCGAGGAATTATCACATGCCGAACAATCGTGTAGAATTAAACTATTAGATTCTATTAAAAATAATATTAAAAATATTTATATATTAGGTTATTTTAATGAATTATGGATGTATCAAGAATACCGAAAATTAGCAGAAATGACTAATTATAAATTTAAAGTTATTGAAATCCCTTGTTTGGACGAGGACCAATTAAGCTATTTTAATTCAAGAGCAAAACATAAAACACCTTTTTCTAAGTCTAAAAAATGTTTTAATAATTGGCAAACTGATTCTGACGCAATCTATTACGAACCCTATATTCCTGAATTTCCTGGAGATGTCATACCTAAAATAAAAGGCATGACCAAGGTTCAATTGGATGAGCAATTGGAAAAATACTACATAGAAGAATACAGCGGAGAAAAGACCAAAGAGGATATTATTTACGACGAATATAATAAAAAACTATTAGAGTATGGGAAATCTGTTAAATATATTGATAATAATAGTTTCAGAGAAGCACATAAACTAGAAACAAATAATTTAAGAAATAGACTTCCTGGAGATAAGAAATATGATGTAAACCATTTAGGTAAATTATAGAGTTATTTACTATAAAACGCTAATCGTTTTTGACGCAGTTGTTCTCTGGACAATATAGGACTTGGTTCTATGGTTCTGACACCCTCAAACCCTGAAGCTAATACGTCTTCTGATAAATCGTTTACTATATTTTCTTTTTCTAATGGTGGGGGGGTAGGGGGTTTAGTGACAGGTACATCAAATTCTACTTCCAAATCAGTATTATTAATAAGGCATACTTGATATGGTTCCAATTCTTTTACTGTTAAATGATAATTCTCTATAATAAGTTCTTGATTTATTTGTAAAAATTTATATTTTTTCCCTATTTCGTGTTCTAAAAACCCTTTAATATCTTCTAAACAGAAAATATCTCTATTTTCTATTTTGAAAACAACTTTTGATGCTTGTGGGGGGACAAAGATATCAATATCTACATAATATTCTCCTATAAAATCTATAAGTAAATTATCGAAAATTTTGTTAGAAACAATAATAGTTCCCTTTGGGGCTGTAAATTCTACACATTCAAGGTATTCGGTAATTTCTAATTCCAGAGGCTCATTATTAAAAGTTATTTTAAATAGGCAACCCGCAGTATTTTCAATAATAGTTTCTTTATGTTTATTAAGAACTTCGCTACAAATGAAGCACTTATTCGTATTTGTTATATTTGTCGAATTTGTTATAAAAGATTCTGGAAGTATTTTTAGTAGCATCTCCTAATTAATATAAATAATAATTAATTCTTAAATTAAAGAATTAAACATTAATCAAATTTTTATTACGATAATAGATTATATTAAGTTTTAAAAAAATATCGTCCCATTAATAGCAGCTCTTTTATTAAAATCATCGATACTAGTTTTGTATTGCGCGGCGGCATCTTCGTTAAGAGAATCGTCT